CGCCGGCTGGATCAGCTGGGGCTTCGTCGGCTTCCTGAGCTGGTACGGCATCCTGCGCATCGCGATGGGCCTGCACGATGACGTGGCCCAGAAGCCGAACAGCCTGACCGGCCCGACCGGCGAGGGCTGAGCGTGGAGCTGTACCAGATCGGCCTCGTGTTCTTCGGCCTCGTGGTCGTGCTGCTCGGGTTCGTCGTCCTGGTCGTGGGCCTGATCCACACGATCGCGAACGCCATGCATCGCGGCGTCGATGCGGAGCGCCCGACGCTCGACGTGCAGAACCACATCGGCGACCCCGACGACCCGACTGCGGGGGCGCACTGAGTGCGCACCGCCTGCAGCATGCCTCGCTGTCCACGACCGGCTGCGCCCCGCGGGCGTGGCCGGTGCTCCGTGCATCAGCGTGGAACGAGTGAGCGCGGGTACGGTCTGGCGCACCAGGCCGTACGCCGCGTGCTCGAGCAGTTGCTGCCGCGACGCTGCGGCTACGGCTGCGGCCGGATGCTCACCCGCGCCACGCGGTGGGTCGCCGCGCACGTCGTCGACGGAGACCCCAGCGCCGGCTACGTCGCGTCGTGCGAGATCTGCAACCAGCGGGCGAAGCACAGCGCGCTGTGGATCGATCCGGCGCTCATCGTGCGGATCCCGATGCGCGCTCTCCATCGGGCGGTGCCGTCGTGACCGTCGCGCTGGCGCCTGCCACCCCAACCTCGCGTCCGAGCCGACGCGTGCCCCAGCCGTTCACCCTGCCGCACTTCCGCGCCTGGGCCTCGGACCTGATCCTGGACACCTGGGAGTCGTGGCATCCCGAGCCGTTCCAGGAAGCCTTTGTCGAGGACCTGTTCGCCGGCATCCCCGAGGCGTGGCTCATCGTCCCGGAGGGCAACGGCAAGACGACGCTGCTGGCCGGCATCGCGCTGTATCACGCCGAGCATCATCCGTTCGCAGCGGTGCCGGTCGCGGCGGCGTCGCGCGAGCAGGCCGAGATCCTGTACCGCCAGGGCGAGGGTTTCGTGCTCCGCTCCGAGCGGTTGCACCAGGTCGTGCACTCGGCCATCCAGGCGGCCAAGGGAAAGCAGAAGACGAACGTCCCGCGCTTCGTGTGCCTCGAGGGCTACCGCCGCATCAACCACCACGCCGGTGGCCGGATCCAGGTGTTCGCAGCCGACGACCGCACCGGCGACGGCATCATCCCGACCCTGGGCGTGATTGACGAGCCGCACCGCCTGCCCGACCTGTCGCTGTATCGCACTTGGTCCGGCAAGCTCGCCAAGCGCGACGGCCAGATCGTGGCCATCTCCACCGCCGGCGAGCCCGACTCCGACTTCGAGATGACGCGGAGGCGGATCCGTGAATCGGCCGCCGACCTGCGCCGGGAGACCCGTCCGTACTTCTTCGTCCGCGCCGCGACGCCGCGCATCGTCCTCCACGAGTTCGCCGTGCCAGAGGGCGAGGACGTCGACGACATGACCGTCGTGAAGCGGGCCAACCCGTTCAGCGCCATCACCGTCGAGGGTCTGGCCGAGAAGCACAGCTCCCCCACCATGACCCGCCACCACTGGATGCGCTTCGTGTGCAATCGCGCCCAGCGCGACGACAACGTGTGGCTCGGTCCGGATGGCGATCGACTGTGGGCGGCGGTCAATGAGCCGTACGAGTTCGTCAAGGAGGCCCGCACCTTCATCGGTCTCGACCTCGCCATCAAGCGCGACACCTCGGCGGCGGTCACGATGCAGCGCCGGCCCGACGGGCGCTACCACGCCAAGGTCCGGATCTGGGTCCCGACCGAGGAGCGGCCGATCGACCTGACCGATGTCATGCAGCACGTCCGCGACCAGGCGGCCGCGTTCAACGTCGAGGCCGTCAGCTTCGATCCGCGCTTCTTCGACGTGCCGGCCAAGATGCTGTCTGACGAGGGCTACCCGATGAGCGAGGTCCCTCAGGCGGTCGACCGCATGACGGCCGCCTATGGCTCGCTGTACGAGGCCATCAACCGCGGCCAGATCACGCACGACGGCGACCAGGCGCTGGCGGCCCACGTCCTGAGCGCTGTGCCGCGCTACAGCGAGCGCGGCTTCATGCTCGACAAGGGCAAGTCCAAGGGCAAGATCGACGCGGTCGTGGCGCTCGCGCTGGCGTACGACCAGGCGCTGCGCCTCGAACAGCCGGAGCCGTCGGTGTACGAGGAGCGCGGCATGGTGACGTTCGGATGAGCACCTCGCTGAGCCGCCGCGATCGCCTGGCCGTGGCCCACGAGCTGCCCGCCATGCGCTGCCCTGGCTGCGGCGTGCTGCTCGAGCGGGTGGCCTTCGTCAAGGCCCACCTGCGTCGTTGTGACCGCCGCCTGGCCGAGCAGCAGCGGAGGCCGCCGGCATGACGATCGATCCGATCGACGTGGTCGCCGCCCTGGCCGTCGGGTTGATCACCGCCGGTGTGGCGCTCGTCTTCATCCCGGCCGGCCTCGTCGTGCTGGGCGTGCTGCTGCTCGCCTACGCCATCGCCGTCATGCGGGCCGCGCCCGACGTACCACGACCTGAGGAGGAGCTGTCATGAGCCTCATGCGCCTGGCGGTTCCGCCCCGCGCCATCAAGGGCATCGACCAGGAAGAGATCGCCCAGGACGGGCGCGGCATCTACGTGCCGATCGAGGAGCTGCGGCACTGGACCGGCATGGGCGTCTCGCCGCAGGCGGCAATGAACTTCATCGCGGTCTACCAGTGCGTCCGCGTCCTGACCGGCGCGTTCTCGATGTTCCCGCTCAAGCTCTACCGCGAGCGCGACGGCGGCGGCAAGGACCCGGCCGCCGACCACCCGCTCTACACCCGCCTGCACGACGCTCCGAACCGCTCGATGATCTCGCTCATCTGGCGCAAGGTGGCGATGCGCGACATGGCCATCTGGGGCAACCACTACAGCGAGAAGGTACGAACCCCGGTCCGCGGCGACTGGGAGCTGTGGCCGATCCGACCGGATCGCATCGAAACGCGCTGGGCGAACGACGGCGTGCATCGCGAGTTCCGTTACCAGAAGCGGACGGGCCACAAGACCCTGACCCACGATCAGGTTTTCCACATGCAGGGCCTGATGTCGGACGGTCTGCAGGGATCCTCTCCGATCGCCGAGCTGCGTAAGACGCTCGAGCTGGCAAACACCGCAGAGACCTACGCGCAGGCGCTGTTCAAGAACCACGCTCGACCGGCCGTCGCGCTCACCCATCCGAAGACGATGTCGAAGGCGGCGATCGACCGCCTCACCGCGCAGATGGACGAGCTTCGCGGATCCGCCAACGCGGGCAAGACGGTGCTGCTCGAGGAGGACGTCAAGGTCACGACCATCGGCTTCCCGCCCGAGGAGGCCCAGTTCCTCGCCGCCCGGCTCAACCAGCATCGGCTGATCTACGGCGCGTACGGCATCCCGCCGCACAAGGTCGGCGACCTCGAGCGGGCGACGTTCAACAACATCGAGCACCTCGCCCTGGAGTTCATCCAGGACGGCATCCTCAACTGGCTCGTCAACGCCGAGCAGGAGTTCAAGCGTCAGCTGATCGATGAGCGGAACCTGTTCGCGCGGTTCAGCGTCGACGCCTACCTGCGCGGCGACGCCAAGAGCCGCGCCGAGGCGCTCCAGATTCGCCGGCAGAACGGCACCCTCTCGGCCGACGAGTGGCGCGAGCTCGAGGACGAGAACCCGCTGCCCGACGGCGCCGGCAAGTCGTACTGGATGCCGATGAACTTCGCGCCGGTCGGTGCGCCGGTCGCCGCCGAAGAGGAGCCGATCGAGGAACCGCAGGAGCCGGCAGCGACCGCGACCCGCTCGCTGCGGTGCCCGGACTGCGGCGCGCTGCTGGCCAAGGTGGCCCCGTCCGGCACGGCGATCGACTGCCGCCGATGCAAGCGCGAGGTCGTTGCGTGATCGACGCCTTCGCCGGCGAACCACAGTTCGTCGACCATCTCGCGCCGGTCTGGCGCGCGCTGCCAGCTGCCGTCCGCGGTCGCTTCCTGGTCGAGCCGCACCTGCTCGAGCGAGCCCGCGCGCGTGGCGTGGAGCCGACGCTGCAGGAGCGGCCGGTGCGGCTGCCGATCTACCCGCCGCCACGCTACGACGGACCGCTCGCTTTGGTCGCCTCCTACGGCGACATCAAGGTTGCGCGCCGCCTGGGCTACGGTCCGTTCGCCTTCCTCGAGCACGGCTGCGCCCAGACCTACAACGGCGATCCGAACCGCACGCCCGAGTCGGGCTCCTACTCCGGCGGCGGCGACCGCGAGGACAACGAGCTGTTCATGGTGCCCAACCAGCACGCGGCCGATGCCTGGCGCGCGCGCTACCCCGACGCCCGGGTCGAGATCGTCGGGTCGCCGCGGCTGGACACGCTGCCCCACCGCGAGCCGGGGCCGGGGCCGGTAGTGGCCATCAGCTTCCACTGGGACGCCGCGGCGGTCAGCCCCGAGGCCGGCACCGCCCTGGGCGAGTACATCCCCCATCTCGCCGACCTGGCGGCCGCCTTCACCGTCATCGGCCACGCCCATCCGAAGGCCGACTGGCAGCAGGTGTGCGGGCGCTACTTCGCCCGCGCTGGCATCGAGCTGGTGCCTGACTTCGACGAGGTCTGCCGCAGTGCCGACGTCTACGTCTGCGACAACAGCTCGACCCTGTACGAGTTCGCGTCGACGGGCCGCCCCACGGTGGTCCTCAACTCCAAGCACTACCGCAAGTACATCCACCACGGCCTGCGCTTCTGGGAGGCCGCCGGCGTCGGCGTCCAGGTTGACGACCCGGCCGCTCTGCCGGCCGCTATCGAGCGCGCGCTCGAATGCAGGGCAGATGACGTGGCCGAGCGTGAGAGGGCCGTAGACCTCGTGTACAAAGCCCGTAGGGGCGGTGCCGAGCGCGCCGCGGCGGCGATCGTGGCGTGGATGGAGACGCGCGTGCCGGCAGCTGCGGTGGCGGTCGCATGAAGACGCCGCCCCGCTTCATCATCCTCGCCGCCGGCGAGCAGTCCTGGAACGTCGACGGCAAGCCGCGTCACTTGGTCGAGATCGACGGCGAGAGCATCATCGGCCGAACGGTGCGGCTGTTCGGGCAGCATGGCGAGGTCGTCATCAGCGGACCCGACGATGACCGCTACCGGGAGCTCGGTGCGCCGCTCCATGTCCTCGAGCGCCAGCGCGATCGACACGAGACCGAGAGCGCGACCGTCACCCTGCCGCTGTGGGGCACCGGCCGGACTGTCCTCCTGCTCGGGGACATCTGGTTCAGCCAGGCCGCGGTGGACACGATCACGGGCTTCCGGGGCTCTGCCTGGCAGCTGTTCGGACGCGAGGGCGCATCGGAGCGCACGGGCGGGCCATGGGGCGAGCCGTGGGCGTTCAGCTTCCTGCGCAACCACCAGGCGAAGTTCATCCGCGCCATGGCCGAGGCCCTGGCCCAGCGCGGCAAGACCTACCCGGCCGCCGCCTGGTGGGAGACCTACCGCGCCCTGGAGGGCTGGCCGCCATCGCCGGTGCATCGCGTCGGGCGTCATTTCACCGAGATCGACGACTGGACCCAGGACTTCGACACGCGCGAGCAGCTGCGGGACTACCTGACTCGGCGGGCCTCGGCGTGATCGACATGCGCCCCGAGGATCGGGTGATCTTCGAAGAGGTGGAACGCACCTACGCCACGATCCCGATCTGGCCCGGCGACGTGGTGCTCGACCTCGGAGCGCACGTCGGGGCGGGGACGCTGCTGTTCCTGGATCGCGGCGCCGCGCGCGTGATCGCCGTCGAGCCCGACCCGGCGAACCTCGATTGCCTGCGGGCGAACACGGCTGGCCTGCCGGTCGAAGTCATCGCAGCCGCGGTGGGCGCAATCCCCGGAGAGGTAATGCTGTACGCCCATCCCCAGCAGGGATTCCTCTCCTCGACCGAGGCGAGCGAGCCGAACCGGATCCCGCATCCGGTGCCAGTCGTCGCCTTCGCTGATCTGCTGGCGAGGCACGAGCCGGACATCGTGAAATGCGACATCGAGTTCGGCGAGTACGACCTGCCCGAGCTGTGGGATCTGCCGCCCTTCGTCCGTGGCGTCGCGCTCGAGATCCACCTGCGCTACGAGCTGGTCTTCGAGCAGCTGCGCGAAACCACGGCGGAACTGCTCGGCCGCCGGCGCCGAGCGGCCAGCCTGTTGCACAGCCTGCGCGAGCAGGGATTCGTCCAGCTCGCCCTGGTGCCCAAGCTCGGCACCGTGCCGGGCATCGACGATGACACCGGCATCGATCCGCTGGCGCGCTCGCTCGACGGCGTGTGGGTGCGCGAGCGATGAAGACCGTCTTCCTGGTCCCTCGCCGGCGGGACGGCGGGCATCGCGACGCGGTGTGGGCCTACTGCCGCTCTCGCTGGGAGAAGTACCTGCCTAAGGTCGAGATCGTCGAGGGCCACCACGACACCGGCTCCTTCAACCGTTCGGTCGCCATCAATCGCGCCGCCGAGCGGGCAGGCAGCTGGGACCTCGGCATCGTCATCGACTCGGACGTGATGCTGTCGCTGTCGAGCGCCAAGGCGGCGATCGCCTTGGCTCGCAAGACCGGCCGCGTCACCTGGGGCCACCGTCGCTGGCGCGGGTTCGCCGAGGACTGGACGCTGCGCTGGATGAAGGACCGGCGCGACTTCGGGCCGGAGCTCGAGCGCGACGAGATGGACCTCTACGTCGAGCGCACCAACCCGCTGTCGTGGTCGTGCTTCATCGTCATGCCGCGCGCGGTGTTCGACGATATGGGCGGCTTCGACGAACGCTTCCAGGGCTGGGGCTTCGAGGACATGGCGTTCCAGTCGGTCGTGGCCGGGCAGTACGGCTACGAGCGGATCCCCGGCGACATCATCCACCTCTGGCACCCGCGCTCTGACGAGCGGATCATCCTGGGCCAGACGCGGTCGACGGCGAGCGACGACTACATCCGCAACGGCCTGCTCGGGCGGCGCTACATGGTGGCGCTGCGACGCGACCACGCTGGCCACGACCGCGGCGACCTGCCGGTCGCCGAGACCGAACGACGGCGCGACATCGCCAACCTACAGCGCGACGACGCGAAGTTCCTGGCCGTGGCTCGCGAGCGCCGCATGCCGGAGGAGCGATGGGCCGACTGGTGGCCGACGCTCGACGAGCTGCGCGAGGGCGCCAAGAAGGCGCGCGCCGAGCGGGAGGCCGGCACCGTCACCGTCATCATGCACACCGGCGGACTGCCCGAGACCTGGCCGCAGCGGCGCGAGTACCTGGTCCACTCGCTGGCCAGCCTGTCGGAGCGGGTGAGCGGGCCGATCGTGCAGCGCGTCATCTACGACTGCTGGGGCGATCCGGAGATCCGCGCCGACCTCGTCCGCATCGGCGAGCTCGCCGGCTACTACGTCGTCGGGCCGGAGATGCGGCCTGACTTCACCGCCTCGATGGTGGCGATGTGGCGCTACCTCGCCAAGCGCGCGCGGGGCGAGTTCATCTTCCAGGTCGAGGATGACTTCCTCTACGAGCGCGACGTTGACCTGCGGCCGATGATCGCCACGCTGCGCGAGCAGCCGCATCTCGTCCAGGTCGCGCTGCTGCGCGATGCGTGCTACCCCGACGAGCAGGAGACCGGCGGGATCCTCGGCTGGCCGGAGCCGGCGTTCACTCGCGTCGAGGACAACGGCAGCAGCTACCTCGAGCACCGACTGTTCTGGACCAACAACCCGAGCCTGTTCCGGCGCGAGCTGACCGACACGCCGTGGCCCAGCGGCCACAAGTCCGAGACCCTGTTCGGCCGCAAGGTCCTCGCCCACCCCGAGGCGCGCGTCGCCTTCTGGGGACAGGGCGAGGAGTGGATCCGCCACATCGGCGAGGTCCGCGCCGGCGTCGGTTACTGAGGCGATTTGACAGCCCGTCGTACAGTGGCGGCGAATAGAACACCTGGTCGGCCGTGGCCCATGTGCCCAGTCCGGCGATCCAAGTGAGCCTCCTCCGCGCGGAACAGTCTCCGACAGCGCGGTCGGGAGGCTTTTGCTTTGGCAGACATCAGCTACGACGAGCGGCGAACGCGCGTCGAGACTGCCATCCGCGCCGCGCGGGGCGGCGAAGACTTCGACGGTTACGTCGCCGAGCTCTTCGAGGACCGCGCGATCTTCTCCGTCTACGTCGGCGATGCCGCCGGCCAGTGGTTCGAGTATCCGTACACGCTCGACGACGATGACCAGGTCTCGCTCGGCGACCCGGTAGAGGTCCAGCGCGAGGTCTCCTACGCCGCCGTCAAGTTCGTCGGCAAGGATCTGATCGAGGGGCTGGCCATCCCGTTCGGTGGCACGTTCGACGGTCGCGACCTGCACGGCGAGGCATTCGATCCGGAGACCGATCTGTGCATCGACTGGTTCGGCAAGTCGGGCCGGCCGATCCTGTACGACCACGGCCTCGACGCCGCGGTCAAGACCGCCGTCATCGGCCGTCAGGTCGACTTCGAGACCCGCGACGAGGGCGTCTGGGCGCAGGCCCAGCTCGACCTCAACGCGAAGTACCGCAAGGCCGTTGACACGCTGATCGACCGCCGGGCGCTGGGCTTCTCGTCGGGAGCCATGCCGCACCTGGCGACGAAGAACCAGGCGACCGGGATCCTCCAGCGGTGGCCGTGGGTCGAGCTCTCACTGACCCCCATTCCAGCCGAGCCGTCCACGCTCGGCGTGCACTACATGAAGTCAGCCGCAGCGGCTCTCGAGCTGCTCGAGCAGGCTGACGTTTCGATCCCCGTCCCACTCAAGGCAGCAGTCGCTGCCCTCGATGAGTGGGCTGAGTCTCGTGGCTCTGACAGCACGCTGGATACGGCGACGCTCGACGAGAAGGCCGGCAGGGTTACCGCGGTCGTCACGGACCTTCGCGATCACGCCAGGGCGTACGCAGAGATGCGCGCCAAGTCGGGTCGCGTGCTGTCCGCATCGACGCGCGAGCGTCTGGTGCGCCACCCCGCCTCGCTACGCGAGCTCGCCGACGACCTCGACGCGCTGCTGAGCGAGGCCGACTCGGGCAAGACGGCCAAGAGCCTCGACGCCGGCGACCTCCACTTGGAGACCGACCGGATCCTGTCGCGGCTGCTGGGCGTGCCTGTCCCGGAGGTAACCCACTGATGGCGACCCTTTCCACCCAGTACCGCGAGAAGCAGGCAGAGCTGGCCACCAAGCGCCAGGCTCTCGCCGCGCTGTACGCGGACCTGGACAAGACGACCGACCCGGCCAAGGGCGATGAGCTCAAGGCCTCGATCAAGAGCGCCAACGTCGAGCTCGCCGACCTCGTCGACGCGTTCGAGCCGCTGAACGCGCTCATCGCAGCCAAGGACGCCAACGAGGCGGCCCTCAAGAAGCTCGGCGAGCCGAACGTCCGACCCATCGACAACGACAACGAGGAGGTCAGCCGCGAGTCGAGCCCCTCTGACGAGGTCATGGCCAGCGGCTTCAAGTCGATCCATGAGCTGATCGCCAAGTCGGATGCGGCCGTGGCGTACCGCGAGAGGACCGGGAGCCTCAAGAACTTCCGCGGCGATCTCGGCACGCTGGCCATCAAGACCCTGATCACCTCGGCCGACATGACGCCGCTCGAGGACCGGCAGTCCACGATCGTGGGCTACCCCACCGAGACCGCGACGGTGTCCGACCTGATGCTGCCGGGCACGACCAGCGGCCAGAAGGTCACGTACTTCGAGGAGACGACCTTCACGAACGCGGCCGCGGAGACCGATGAGGGTGCCGAGAAGCAGGAGTCGGCCCTCGACTTCACGCTGCGTGAGGACATGGTCCGCAAGATCGCGACCTGGATCCCGGTCACCGACGAGATGCTCGAGGACGTCCCCGGCTTCGAGTCGTACCTGCGCGGTCGGCTGGCGTTCATGGTCAAGCAGCGCGAGGAGTTGCAGCTCCTGCAGGGCGCCGGCACCGGCGTCACCATCCAGGGCGTCTACAAGCGGACGGGCGTCCAGACCGTCACCGGCTATCAGCTGTCGACGATCGACTCGATCCTCAAGGCGATCACGCTGGTCCAGTCGAACGCCTACGTCGAGCCGACGGCCATGGTGGTCCACCCGCTCGACTGGTTCGACATCCGCACGTCGAAGGACACGCAGGGCAACTACCTGCTCGGTCCGGCGACGCAGGATCCGGCCACGGCCCGACCGTGGGGCCTCCAGATGCGGGTCACGACCGCCGCGACCCAGAACACCGGACTGGTCGGCGCCTTCAACCAGGCGCAGGTCTTCCGGCGCTCGGGTATCGCGATCGCGATCAGCACCGAGAACGAGGACTACTTCATCTACAACAAGCTCGCCGTGCGGGCCGAGGAGCGCCTGGCGCTCGCGGTCTACCGCCCGTCGGCCTTCTGCAAGGTGGAGGCGATCGTCCAGGGCTCCTGAGCCCCGGATGATCTGGTCCCCGGAATAGTGGCGACCCTGACCGTCGACGAGCTCCGCGAGCACGTCAACACCGGCCTGGGCGACGACGCGCTCGAGCTGCTCCTCGGAGCAGCCTGGGACGAGATCGTCGCCCATGCCGGGGCCGAAGGCGTGCGGACGGAGTACGTCGACGGCGGGTCGCGCTTCATCACCACCCA